AGGTGATCGCAAATGATTTTGCAGATATTCTGCATGCTCATAAGTCGCTTTTACGATCTCTACATCACCATCTACATGGAATGCATTATCTGTAGAGTTTGGAAAAACCATCATCGACTTTTTTAACAAATGCCATATCCCTTTGTGATGGATTCCAATAACGAGGATCTTTCTGCATTGCTTGCAAATCTTCTAATGTAATTGCCGCAGCCGCAGTAAAGTTGCCATTAGGTGTAGCTTGTTTGCCATCTGCCATTAAGTATTCAATAAACTTGATGCCTTGTGCTGATCCAGCAAGCAAGACTGCCTGATCTTGAAACTCTTCTGGCAGGCTATTTTCAGACCATAACTGAGCAGCTTCAATGCGAGCATCAGCATTTTCGCCTAATGATAATCTTTCAGCTTCCAAGTCTGGTTCTTGAGATTCCATATACTCTGCATATTTGGCAATGCCATCAGCAAACTCTTCTTGAGAGTAACCATTTTCGTGAGCATGACTTGCCCACCATGCAAGCATTTCATTATCGACTGCCGCCTCTTCATCTATAATGTCAGGCAATTCATAATCACCAGCCGTTTCCGGCCTGCCTTCAAGAGCTTCGATCTCAAGTTCTTGTTCCAGTTCAGCCCTTATATCATCTCTGCCTTGTCCTAGTTTGGATTCCAGTGATGAATAAGATGCTGCCATATCTTCTGGTGTGTTGAATTTCTCTGGCAACCAGTCAGGACGCTCAGAGACAGGTGCTTCTTCAACTGCAACTTCGTCAGCTAATTCCACATTATCTGCTTCATTCATTGTTGATCTACCTTTTGTCCATGGTTAATACGCCTCTCAATGAGGCCAACAAGATACCGCTGCCCCTCAAGATGGCGCAGTTCGGCATCACTTGCATTCGGCCCTTGAACGGATTCAATGGTTATCGAACGCAAATACTTTAAAACGGCTACGCCGTTTGGTGTTTTGAATACAGAGTTTATATTACGAGAGATGATGTCATCATCTGCTTTGGGGCGTGGAAAGTTATCCACCCCCAAGTGAAGGGATTTGCGTTGCATCTACGCCCTGCTGTTGTTGTTGCTGTTGATATTGTTGTGCAGCTTCTAACAACTGTTGCCGTTCCACTTTATCTCTCACTAGATTGTCTGGCACTCCAAACTTCTTAGCGAGATACAGCGCAACGTCCTCAGAGTTAATAAGCACGTTAAGAACCTCTGGCCCGAATGTACTACCGACCATTTGCAAATAACGTGAGACTGCGCTGATGTCCTGATTGGCTTGTGCTTGCGCCAATGGTGACACAGACCTGACTTTGACTTCCCGCCCATTAATGGATGGAACTTCAATACGGCCTTGCTTCTTCAGAATGTAAACAACACGCTGCAATACTGGCTGAACCATCTCAGCTTGCAACCTGCCAAAAGCTGATCCAATACGTCTGGATAGATCAGCCATGCGTTCTGCTATCTCTGTAGCAGACGCAGGTGTTTTGTTGGGATCGCCCAACATATCATTGTAAAGCGCACGTTTGATATTTGTACGCATATCATTCAAGACAAGATTAGCTACGTCAAAGTTACCTGCGTTCTTGATTGGCTGTAGACCAGCCGAACCCATAGCCTTTGGAATGATTGTGCCTGGCACAAGATTGATTGTATCAGTGTTTATGATGCCATCATCATCCATCTGGTACACACCAGAGATAGCCATCTGTGCATTCTCAAGCACCAACTCAATAGTAAGGTTAGTAGTTTTGATTGCACTAAGGGCGTTAATTAGAGGGCCGCGCCCATATACTTCGCCGCTAGCTTTAGACCAACGGAAACACACAAACGGATTTGAGCCTGTGCCTTCATAGCTTTCTTGGAGAATGATTTCCTTATCGCCTACATTTACAACATAGTAATCAAACCTGTCTTCATTAGGTTTGCTATAGTTGCGGCAGATAACTTCTAATATTTTTGTTTTAGTATCTGGCTGATTAGCTACAGCCATCGTAGTTTTTTCTCCTAGAATCCCCTTTGGATATGCAATAGGGATCTCTGAGTTTTTAAGAGTGCGCTCTCTGTAAACGTGGTCAATCTTATCATCAGGGCCAGTATCGAGATGCACAGTTGGCAAAGGAATCGCATTAAACCTGACAGGATTGATTGCATCCCCTTCTTCAACCAAGAGAACGCCTGTTCCAACCGCAAGATCCATAAAGCTTTCATGTATTTCTTGTCCAAAATTAGAGTTCTGAATGACTTCAAAAACATAATCGGTTACTTCATCAAGGCTGTTATTAACTGTGTCTTGTTTGTCTGGCGGTATCTCAGAGCCAGCTACAAAGTCTGCCCATCTTGCAAAGTTGGGAACAAGACCAGCCTGCAACCTAGATGCAAACTCTTGCACACCAACAACCGCAGTCTCATCAAAAATCTTATCGTCACGCCTCTGACCCGGATTTTCCGTGTAGAAACTCTGACGCATAGGCAATGCGTACTCAAAGCAATCCTCAAACAAAGGCTCAAAATTTACCCGAGCTTGTTTAGCACGCTCGTACTTTTGCAGCATTCGTTCTGCAATTTGATCCATTAAATAGTCTCGTCATAATAGCCAAGCGCAGCTTTGTTGCTTGTAAGCAAAGAACGCCTACCTGCACCACCGCCAACTTTCTTACGAGCAACCTGCTCTTCAGTCCGTTTTGCTTTGGCTTCCTCTTTTTTCTGCTGGGCTTCTGCTGCTTGATTGTCAGCTTCGATCTTATCATTAGGATCGACTGCTGGCTTTGATGGACTGCTACCGCCTACGCACATAATTAAATTCCTCTCATAGCTATAAACTCTGTGTAACTGACTGCATTAATGCATGGCAACGCACAAAATGAATATTCCATTATACCAACCCCTAGGGGTACGAATATTGGAATAATTTACATACGCGACCAAAGACCTTCCCTTCTTTGTTTTGGCTTGCGAGTAAACACATCAAACTCACGCTTGGCTTGGAATGGTCTAGGGGCGTTGCTCATGTTGTGAAGTATCTGCCTGCCCTCACCAGAGCCAAGCATTAGGTACTGCAATGCATCATGGATGTGAGAGAAGTGGTTCTTGTCTGGCTTATCTGCATAACGCTCACCAGATACCTGCATACGTTTGTATTGATAACCACCTTCAAAGCCTTTGATGATTGTTCGGCAGCGTTGGTCTATTAACAAACCAGACTGTCCTTCGATCATTCTATTGAGTGGCGCAGACACAGATTCCAAACGTAATGCCACATCATTAGATGGCGCAGGTCTTGCCGACAGGCCAGCACCACGCATTATCTGGAATGGTGTTGTTTCATCTGTTTGCGCTCTGAAATCACCAGCCGGATCACCAAAGATAATAATCTCGCAGCCGCCATACCTTGTAGCTATGTCTTGCCGCAACACTTCAGCAAACCTGACAATGCCCATATCGAAAGCCACAATCTCTTGTAACAGCATCCATCTGCCGCGAACCTTCTGCCCAAAGACAGCCGCAGGTGTTAATCCAAAGTCAATTCCGATATAAACAGGCACACCATTAGCTACTGGTATCTCTTCTCTGGCTATATGGATGTCAGGTGCAAACATAGGATAGACAGGCTTACCATCCTTTATACTTCCGAGGCGGTTCATAACGTAGACATCGATCCAGCTTTTGGTTTTGCCCTGCACAATGTTCGGATAATAATCCTTCCGCATATTTAGTTTGTTCTCTGCGGTGTCGTTTGGAACGTATTCGGAGATGTCTCCGTCTTCGGTTTTGCGTTCTATCATCCCTGCGGGTTGTGTAAAGAACAGCCAGTTGTCTGGCTTGATCAGCATCTTGGCTTCTTCTTTTGCTATGTGATCTGGAACAGGAACCTCGCCTGACATGATAGGCCACCAGTGATCCTCCTCTGGTGCGTTGGTATCGCAGATAACGCCTGTCCATGTAGCCCCGCCATCTTTCATGGACGGAAAGCGGCCTACACGCATCGTACAAGCGTCTATGATGGATTTAGGTATCTCCCTTGCCTCGTTGACCCAGATGCCAGTCAGTTCAAGGGAGAGGAGCTTCTTGACATCTTCTGGCCTATCAAGAGCAAGGAAGATCACTTCAAGGTCTATGTCGTTCTTTTTGATGTGATGCGTAAAAGGAACAGACCAAGTAAATTTACCCCACTGTTCTTCGGGAAACCAATCAAGCCAAGTCTTAATGGTTGTGGTTTTTAACTGCGGATTTGTGTTTCTGATAACAGCCCAACGAGAATGACGCTTACCATCTTCTGCCTTTTTCTGTTGCAAGGCTCTGCGAAATATCTCAACGCAGCAACCAACAGACTTGCCTGACCCGACAGGGCCGCGCAAGCCGCGAAAGAATACGTCTGATTTCATAAATGATTTCAGTACGTTGCCATCAGGCTTGTACTTAAAGTTGGTCAACTTTCTTATCCTTGCCAAACTTAATCATTTTAGAAACAACTTCCGGCCCGATAGAAGCAATAAGTTTATCTGCTTCATAGTCAGTGCAGAACTCTTTCGGGTGATGGACAAGATGTACCTTCTTCACAACAGTGCGAAGTATCTCACGCTCTTCAACTTTAAGCGTATGCATAAAACTCATGTTCTATACTTCCTTACTTTATCTCGTACTTTTTTAGGCTGGCTAACGAATTGTTTACCAGACGCACGTCCTTTTCGTTTAGCAGCCGTGGTTTTAGCGTACTCCTGCGATGATAACGCTTTGATGGCAGCGGAAGGTAGATACCTTTCGCCAGTAGCTTTTGAACCTTGAGTAGATGGTTTTCCACTTTTAGTGCGCCACTTCTGTTCGCCCCACTTGAACAAAGATTTCTGTGGAGCCTTCAAGAGGTATAGCCCCCACCTTTAGCTTTGTAAGCTTTGGCAAGCATCTGCGCCTTACGCGCTGACCATTGACCAGAACCACCACCTTTATTGCCAGCCTTGATGCGATTGAATAAAGACTTACGCATAGTTGGCTTGGTGTAGTTACCAGCTTCATTTACTTTGGACTTGCTCATTTCTTTTTAACTGGCTTCTTAGGTGGTCTGCCTTTTTTAGATCCATACGTTCCGATACCTTTAGGCATTTGCTCTTCCCTTCTTTGCTTTGTTACGCGCACTAATTGCTCTGCCCTTCTTAATGGCATCTGCTTTAGAAGACGCACCCCATACTTGTAATGATTTAAGCAGCCGCGTTGGTCTGCCTTTCTCGTCACGCTCCGGCCCTTTAGCTGCGCCCATGCGTTGTAAGAAGCTTGCCCTGCGAGGATTATCACCAGCTTTAACTGGTGCTTTCATGCCTGTGCCTTTACGGCCTTCAGCATTTAATCCACCTCTAGGATTCTTGCCTGCCTTGCGTGTCCATGCCGGAGTAGTAGCCATTACTTCTTAGCAGCTTTCTTCTTTGCAGGCTTCTTGGCAACCCATGCTTCATTGGTGTCAGGGGTTGCTTTGTCATCTGCTTTGAGAGTGCCATCAGACTTGCGAGCGCGAACAATCTCGTCACCAGCCTCAAGGGGAAAACATCTCTGGCTATCGGCAGTTAATGTCTCACCTGTCTTG